AAATTCCGACCTATCCTATAAAATCATTAATCCTTTTCCAAGCCACATCTATATACCATTGCTTGTCTAATTTCCTTGGTGTTTCCTTATCTGCAATATTACTATTATCTATAAAACATCTTATTGGTGTGCTTGCTATTTTCTCTTTAGTTCCACCTTCTGTTTTAACTTTAAATACTCCAGCATCACTACGGGACCTACTAGCAAATACCCTTAAAACTCTTTCATCTAATTTTGTATCTCCATGAAAACCATATAAATATTTAGATGAAATTTTAACTACCTTCTGGAACTCTTTTAGTTGGTTACAACTTAAAATAGTTTCCTCTGGAACAATTCCATATATAAAATATTCCATTAAGGCCTTATTTACTATTGGTAAATCATAATCCAACTTATTTAATGATTTAACATAAGCACCTTTAGATTTAATTTTTCCGTTTTCCATTACTATGAGATAGTTATTTACATCCTTTTGCACTACTTTTTTAATATGGTCATGGTCCAATGTCATGCGTGTTCTTTCACACCATTCTTCACATATGAATTTATAAGTTTCTATATCTGATTTATTTTCTAACTTCCACATAACACCGTCTGTATTACTTTGTATCAGTTTGGCTCCTGGAACTCCTTCAATTACTTTTTCTATAAGATCCAGCAACATTAACTGTCCGTTTATACAAACATTATTTGCTTGTAAAGGGTCAAATAAATTATTGTATTTATCTTTTGAAGCTCCATAGGTACTGTTTAAAACTATTTTATATGGTTGCTGCTCTTTCTTTTTTCCTTCTCTTTTGAGTTGCATACGATAATCGTAAATCTCTTTATACTTTGACTTATCCCTTACATTTCTACTTAAAAAGTCGTACTGTATCATAAGACTTGGGTAAAAACTCCCAACATCTGAATTTATAAAAATACCTTCGCTCATATATTTATCTCTTGCTCCATGAAGTCCACCCCCCCAGCCAAATATATGAGGTGCTCCAGCAACTTCTATTTCAAGTGATTTTTTATAATCTCGGTTTAAAGAATTCTTATACCAGTTTAAAATCTCTTTATATTTATTAATCTTTATAGTTGGTACTATATTTATTTCAAATTCATCTTCACGATCCTGTTTATTTGCACCTAATATAATTGCACTTAGTTGAGCCTTGGTCTTACTTATATATTTAAGTGGCAATTTAAAGTTTTTAATTAATCCCATATGAGCCTCAAACTCTTCAATTCTGTTAATAAATACTTCCATTGTTTGCTCAACATCATGATTACAATAGTAAATTACTTCATCAATCTCGCTAGAAGTTAATTTCCTATCTATATCAAAGTTAACAGTTGTTTCTCTTATGTCATTACCCATAAAACCTTCAAGTTGTTTAAGTCCATGGAACTAGTCATAACGTCATAGTTATATAGTTGAATCTTAAATAATGTACTGCTAAATTTCCAAGCTGGCTTATGATCTACTATTATGTGGTCGTTTAACTCTTTAGGATTAAATCCAGCAATTATTGCTTTTAGAATCCATTGGTCATAGCTTCTAGAGTTATAACCACACCAAATATTATCTTTATTAGTTTCATAGAAGTTTCTTAATTCTTCAACATTATTTACTATGGTGTGAGTTTTCTTTGTATCGGTATCTTTTATTACTACTAACCAATCATGTTTAAATACTTCAAAGTCATAGAAAAGCATTAGTTATCACCTCTAAATAAATTCACTACATTTTCAGCATATTTAAATTGTTGCTTTACATAAGGAGCATCTTCTTTACCACCACTTGCTAACCAGTCTGCTATTCTTTTATCTATATCTAACAACGCTGATATAGGAATATATTTCGAATACTTTACTATATCTTCAACTGAATTAATCTTAATCATTTTATAACCTCACTTTATTACAAAGGGGAGCCTGTACACTCCCCCCCATCCCTTTTAAACTTCAAATATATCTTTTATTTCATACTCACTAAATTTATTATTTTTCTTATTAGCTGTATAGCTTAATTGAAATTCTAACTTACCATCTATAGCTTCAGCTATATCCATAAGCATATTGTTATATTTACTAAAACTTTCAAACTCCACTTCTATACCACTATCTAAGGACCTTAACATTTCATTAGCCTTGTGTAATCCAAATCCACTACTTAAAACTTGGTTATAGAATATTAAACTACCTTTATATTCTCCAGTAAGTATTTTAAACCAAATACTTAACATTGGATCTCCTTTTTTAGATTCTCTTAGCTCTAACTTATTTACTTCAACTTCATACTCACCGTGTGGGACTTCTTTAAAGTCACCACCTCCGTTTTCAGCTGCCTCTTTAGCATCTGCTTTTAAACCCTCTACATCTATGTTCTTATCAAATTTATCCCATATGTTAGCCATTTATATTTCCTCCTTATAATTACTTAATATATTTAATACTTGCTCTAAATCATCTTCATTAAGCCTTTTCCAATTAAATCTTAGTAATTTATTAACTTTTTTTCTTCTCTTTTCTCTTTCCACATATTGTTTTATATCTTTTATTAGGAAATCACTTATTCCACAGCCATCTTTTTGTTGTAGATTTTCTATATAAAACTTCTTTTTAGGTGAACACTCCACTGTAATATACTTTCTTCCTATACTTTTAATAGTAGTTTCAATTATATGACCTGAACGTCCTATATATTTACGTAACCAAATTTTATCCCCTACTTTCATTACTCTTCATCAGCCTTTCTTCTACGTCTTCTCTTAGGCTTTTCTTCCTTAGTTTCTTCTATTGGTTTATCTTCTTTTAGTTCCTCTGTAGGTTCTTCTTTAGGCTCGTTTACTTCTTCTAAAGTAGTTTCTTTAACTTCTTCCTCTTTCTTGTCCTCCACTGGAGCATCTTCTTTTTTAGATCTTCTTCTAGTTGGTTTTTCTTCTTTTTTATTCTCAACTGGAGTAGTTTCTTCTTTAGGTTCTTTTTTACCAGTATTAGCTTCATCATATACTTTCATTAGCTCGTTCCAACTTAATGGAATATTTGTCTTAGTAATTCCTTTTAATCTACCACCACCAAAAATAACTTCATCTGATTTAAAGTTTAAAGTTCTTTCATCACCATCTACAATTACCCTAGCAACTATATCAACCATACCAGCAACTTTATTAGCTATTGCTTCTTGAATATTAGGTGCTACTCTAGTTATATTTTGACCATTCTTTTTAGTAATATCTTTAGATACATCTTCGTGAGATAATACAACTATGTTTTCATAATCAAGATTGAATAATCTTCTTATAGTTGATAAATATTCAGTTTTAATAATGTCCCAACCTTTACCAAAGCCACTATCTGATTCATGTTGTATTCCTAATTCATCATATTTATATACTCTACACATTTCTCTAGTATCTTCTAATAAATCAACTATGATAGTTTTAAAATCATTTTGTTTTTTCTCCAATTCTTCTATGGCTTCCTTAAAAACTTCCCATGCAAATTTTCTTTTAGTTATTCTTCCGTTAACTGTAACTTCATCTTTAATTGGTATATAAGGCATTGTTACAAATTCAATGTTTCCATCTGTATTTAAATTTAATGGGTTTGGAGCACCATCTAACATTGTTGTTTTTCCACTAAATGCTGGGCCATAAATCCATATCTTTCTTTTCTTAGCTTTCTTAATATCTCTTCTTTCATTTTTAGGTAATAACATATAATCAATTCCTTTCATACAATAATCTTTATATTCACACCAATCACATAAACGTGTTGGATTTTTCTTATACTCTTTTACTTCATTAGTATCTATAATGCTATCCATAAACTCTATAACCTTTTTAGGATTGTAAGGTGCTTCTAATAAGTTAATTTCACTTTTCTTTAGTTCTTCCATAAGTCTTTTTCTAAACTGATATAAATCTTCCGTTTTCTTCTGTCTTATGGAGATTTTAGGAATAAATATAAATCCTAATTTTCTAACTTTAAATCCTTTTTGCTCCAGGAAGTATTTATAAATGTGTAATTGTGGACTTTCCATATAATGCTCTATAGCATTGCTATATTTGAAATCAAATACATCTACTGTACCATCATCATTTTTAACTATTAAGTCCACTATTCCACGAAATCTATGAGTACTAATTAAATACTCTTGAGCATATATATTAATATCAGCTAGTAACTCTTTTATCTTTGGTATTAGATACTCAAATTTTATAATCTCGTTAATATTTAAGTCTGACATAATATAATAATTTGATTTATAGAATTCTAATGCTGCTTTTAAATTTTTCTCTGCTCCAGTATGAATTGTGTTTCCACATATAAGAGCATTGTTTGCATCTTGAGTTGGTATGGTCTTAAGCTTGTCTATATACCGTAATTTATATTTATAAGGGCAACCTTTGAAACTTTCCACCCTTGAATGTGAGTATTGCAAATTTTAATCACCTTCTTTATTAATAAAAGTGTTTCTTTTCAAATAATCCATAAAACTTGAAATAGAATATATTTTTAAATCAATTAAAACGTTATATTCACCTTCATGACGTTTACCATCCTCAGTAATAGTGATATATTTATGTGTTGGACTATTTGACATACCTTTAAACCAAGTTTGCTTTAATCTATAAATTTTTTTATCATATTCAGGAATTATATAAGCTTTTTCCAGTGAACAATATTCATCTTTTATAGCTCTATATTTATCTTTGTTATTATTAACTAATGTTTCAACATCAATCTTTTCTTCTTTTATATAATCTGTTTCACTTAATATGTTAATTGAACATGAGTTAAAATCTTTATATGTTGTATTAAAAATTAAATTTATAAAAGATGATGCATAATTAAATCCTAAGTTATCTAATTTTTTAATATTATCTTCACTAATATATCTTTCTAAGACTTTTCTCTGCTTTAACGTCATCATAATCTCTTACCCCCCCTCCACATTAAAATTAACTTCTAACATCTTTCTACTAGCTAAGTAATCACATAAGTGAGTAAACTTTTGCATTTCAGTTTGTGGCTTAGGTAATATTTCTTCGCCTGTTTTATAATCTGTGTTCCATTGCCCCATGTGAGATTTAATACAACTCGCTATATCTTCCCATAAATCACATTCCATTACCTCTATAACTTCATCTGGAAGTGTTTCCTCTGGTACTTCAAAGTATCTATCTTCTAAATATTTAACAACTTCTATAGGATGTGTAGCTACTGTATATTCACTCCCATCAGTTCCATGTTTAACTCCATCGTGCAGTTTTAAGCTAACCCTTATAATGTCTTTCTGTATATCATTAAAGCTTTGTATTGTTTCACACTTAAATAATTCATTAGCTATTCTTACGGCTGCTATAGTATGCCTTACCAATCCACCTTCATCCAATGCATAAGCTGGATGATATTTTCCTGTGGAGCTTGCTGCAACTTCATAAAAATAGTCTGGTAATTGCTTTAAGCACCATTCTGCAAATATTTTTAATGGTTTATAATTTACGCTTTCTAATTCTTGCTTAAAATCATATTTTGGTGCTATATAATTCTCGTCAATATCTTCTGCTATATCTAAATCTGAAAATAATTCTTTTAACTTATGGATAGCTTGAAGTGGCATATCCCATGATTTACTATTTGGATTGTATTTTCTTCCTGGTATTGTTTTAACTTTAGATACTATGTCGGCGTCATAATCAAAACTTACATTTAAACTATCATTAATTTTTACAACTTTAATCACCCAAATACCCCCTTACATTTATGAAATGAACTTCAATATCTTTAGTAAGATCCCTCATGTTTATATTCTTAATTCTTCCTTTGTTTACTCCATCAACTGTTTCAACTACATTTTCTTTAACAAGACCTTCTCTTTCAAAATCGACGAAATTAGCTTTTCCATTCTTACCTACAAACTCATTAACATTTTTACTTTCTAACAAATCAACTAATTCCATCTTTAATGAATCTAAATCTTCTTTATTTCTTTTTCCCTTTTCTTTTAAGTCTAATATTGCATCTACTAATTCATCAGCTTTCTCTTGCCATTTTTCTTTATTCATGAATTTACCCCCCCTTATTAACTCTTTTATATCCTTTTTAAACTGTGAAAAATCTTTAGGATATAATATATATCCAACTCCACCACTCTCTTGTATAAGCCTTATATTACGTTTCTGTAACTCACTAGCTCGTCCATTAGGTGCTTTTACTTCTATAGCTACGAATGTTCCTCCGACACAAGCTATAATATCTGGAATACCACTTTTACTATATGGACCACTCCAATTTTTATAAAACCATGTCTTTGGTAATTCACTTAAAAACTTCTTTATTTCATTTTCAAATTTCTTTTCTGCTGCCATTCTAGTTCACCAACTTTTCTTTAGGTTGTCTTGATTTATAAATATAACACACGTTTGAAGTGTTAAACATTTTTAATCCTCTTTTATAGTGGTCCACTTATAACCATTGGTATTTAAGAAATCTTCCAACATATCAAGTTGTTTTTCAGTTCCCTCTATCTCATAAACATCTATAAATATTTCTTCATTTTTACTAGGTTTTTCTACTACTTGAGTTTGTTGTTTTGGTGTACTACTTAGTTTATTCTTAAAACTTTCAGCATCATTTTCTATTTGCTCTAACACATTTTGAACATCTGTATATTCCAAAATACTTACATAAGGTGGACTTACTAAATTTAAATCATATTTTGTATTAACAACCTCTATTTTAGATTTTATTAAGTCTTCATTAGCTTTAAGAGCAGCCTGTTGGAGTAAGATATTATCAGCAATTTTTATTAAATCCTCTTTAATACTTTTTAATGAAGTTGATTTATTTAAATAACTATCCTCTATTGGTAAGTTATCAACACCTTTTAACTCACATACTTCTTCAATAACTTTTTCAACTTCTATTTTCTTTTCTTCTTTTCTCTTAATTTCAAACTGTTCAGCCTGTTCATTTATTGGATCTATAACTTCATCAAACTTTTTACTTAACTCCTTACACTGTTCCTCAAATGCTTTTACTGGGGGCCGTCAACTCCTTTTTAGTTTTCTTTCTAAATTCATCTAAAGATTTTTTACCTTTTCTTAAATCTGCTATAACCTTCTTACCATCTTTTATAGTCTCCTCTGTTATGGTAATGCCAGTATATTTTTTAAGTACTTCATCAAGATGTTTGGATATTTCATCATAGTTAAAATTAATTTGTGCTGGTTTAGTTTCCAATACTTTAAGTTGTAATTTATTCATTTATATTTCCTCCAACTTTACTCTTATAATCACTTAGTACCTTTAGATATTGTTTATAAACATCATCAGCAACTCTAAAGCAATCAACGATTACTCCACTTGATAATAGTACTGGATGCGCTGTATCATCTTCTATGACAATCTTGTTAGCTATAGCAAAATTTAAAATCCCCTCATTTTCTGAATAATCCTTAATGCAAGCATGAGTTTGTGGAAACTCTTCATTTGGATTTACAGTCATTACAGCTACTACTCCATCATCCTCTATATCCATTAATCTAAGTGCAATATTTTTATTAGGTGCTTGTGGATATAAGCAAACATCTACATAACAGTTGTAGCCTTTATATTTCAAATTATTTCTCATTTTTAACATTCCTCCATCCTTATCTGACCACCTTGGTCTAACTCTTCAAATAATTTGTTTGTGTAATCTCTACGTTCTTTTAAAGTTTCAAATATCTGCTCTTCAATACTGTTCTTAGTAATTAAGTACCAATACATACAAGTTCGTGTTTGACCTATTCTATGTGTTCTCTTTTTAGATTGTTCAAATAATTCACTTGCTAGTGGTAAGCTGTAGTAAATAATTTTATTAGACCTCTGTAAATTAAGTCCCATGGCTCCAGCTTGATATTGGACTAGCACTACTGCATTATCTTTAGATTTATAATTTCCTAAGTCTTTAGTTTGTCCATTTACTATAGATACTGGTTTTTCTAATCTTCCACATACCTCTTTAATTTGTTCCATTTCTTCTGTAAAGTTATAGAATATGATTACTCTATCTTCTGTACTCTCTAATAAATCTTTTAAGGAACTTAATTTATTAGGATTATATTGTGAAGCTAACTGTCTTAAATAAAGCATTTTAGTTAAACTTGTATCTCCGACCAACTCAGTATCATTTATAGTAATCAATCTATCTTTCTTAAATTTCTTATACTCTTTAGTATTCTCAATTAAAACTGATATTTCTACCTGCTCTGGTAAATCAAACACTTCCTCAGTTTTCATAAATATAGATCCATGGTCATGTAGCTTTTGTTTAAGTCTTTCAACATTCTTATAACCAACTACTTTAGGAACCTTAAAACCTCCAACATCCATATTTATAAACTTTATATACTGCTGCCAATAAAGTTTTTTAGATATATTCCAACCTAATAACTTACATTGAGTGTGAAGTTCTTCATATTTTCCACCACAAGGCGTACCACTTAATAAAATTACATTTTGTGATTTTAATTTAAGAATAAATTTAGTTCTTTTAGATGTTGGATTCTTAATACAACTTGATTCATCTAACATAAGAGTAAAATTTTCTAGTTCCATTAATTTTGGTCTTCTCCAAACTAAATCATAATTTATAATAATTACTGATTTAGCTGGTATATCTCTTGTCTTACTGTAAATAAATGTGTTATACTCTGGGTAATATGTTTTGAAGTGCTCTTTCCAATCATCTAACTTTGATTTTTGACAGATGACTAAGTTAATGTTGGAATTGAGCTCTTTTAATTTCTCTGAACCTACAAAAGTCTTCCCAAGTCCCATATCTAAAAAATACCCAACTCTGTTAAATTCTTTAGTTTCTTTTAACGCTCTCTCTTGATGTGGATATAATTTAATTTTTATCACTTCCTTTCTAAGCACATTTGATAAGTGCTTTATTACATCTTTCTGTTATAATTAATAATTCTTCTATGCTTGTACATTTGTTAAATCTAATTTTGTTAAATTTAATATCTGCTATTACCATATCTGATAATTCTTTTGTTAAAATAACACCTCTTTCTGCAAGTAATCTTTTAAGCATTTATACAACCTCCAAATATTCATTACCATTGCGGCACTAAAGAAATGTAATATTCTAAAATAGAAGTGAATAGAATATACTGCGGAGTATTTTTATCTTTTTTAAGAAGTGCATGAGGGACTAACCCTCGGCTATCTCTTGTGCAATACTTTCTAATACTTCGATTACTCGTTTTAAGTTTTCTTCATTTTCCTCTTTTGAGATGTTCGGCTCTACTATAGTTACTTTAGCCATATAAACCACCTCTCCATATGTCTATTCATCTTTTGGATAAAATATTTCTGGAACAGTTTGTCCAAGAGCAGTTGCTATTTTATCCATAACATCTTTTGTTGGATTAGTTTTATACCCATTTTCTAAGTTATTAATATAACTTGGGGTTAACCCAGTTTCTTCTGCAATTCTATAAATACTTATTTTTCCTTTTTTTCTAATTTTTTTAATGTTATTCAATTTTCATCACCTCCTTTGTGTTCTGTGAGTACATATTATCATGTTCTGCTAGTATACAGCAACTTTAGTATATGCTTATAGGACACGATTTGGGAAAATTATCATATTCTGTCAGCACATTTTCTCGCTTTTACTTTAATTTACTATTGACTTTATATTCTGATAGTATATAATGTATTCTATCAGTATATAATAATTAAAAAGATTAAGGAGTGATTGCTGTGTTCGGTAAGAATATTAAAAGAATTAGAGAATTGAAAGGATTAGGTGTTAATGAGCTATCTAGATTAAGTGGTGTTAATGCAAGTTACATAAGTGCTATGGAACGTGGAGAAAAAGAAAACCCAACTATTACAACATTGAAAAAATTGGCTGATACATTAGAAGTTACTGTAGATGAGTTGATAAAAGAAGATTCAATAACACATGAAAAATTAAAAGAATGGGATAACAAGTATACTGATCAAATTAAAGAAGAGTCTGCTTTATATGAAACCGGAGAATTTAAAACTGCTGAAGCTGCTATGAAATTTATTCTTCAACAACCTAGCATAATGGGATTTGGTGGGTTTGATGCAAGTAAAATGAGTGACCAAGATATAATAGATTTTGCAAATGAATTATTAAATATAATAAAAATGCTAGGCCCTAAATATAATAAATAACTTAAATGGGGGGGTTAAAATATGTATTTAAATTGGATAGATAACATTTTAGATGGGCTTAAAGATACATATGATACAAATAATATTTATGAACTATATGATTATTTAGAAATAAAAATGATTAAATTAGAACCTAGCAATATTTTATTAAAGGGAAATGAATCCTTATATAATAGAAATTATTTTGGCAATGAAATAGTTCTTATTAGAAATGATTTAAATTTAGAATATGAAAGATTTATATTAGCCCATGAATTAGGCCACGCTTTATTACATACAGAAACATATAAAGCGGCATTTAATAAAGATTTAATTAATTGTGGCAAATTAGAAAAGCAGGCTAATTACTTTTCACTTAGATTATTGGATTTAGATATGGATCCAATACAATTTGAAGGTTTTACTATAGAACAAATTGCCAGTAGTTTATATTTACCAACAAAATGTTTTAATGTTACAAACGAGATTATAGCTATTCCAATATTTTAACTATATTTTGTTACAGAGTGTTACAAATAAATTATTTTATCTGTAACAGGTTTAAAGAGTTGATGTGATTACTTTATAACTATATTTGTTACAGAGTTACAATTATTTTTATTTTCTTTATATATTAAATAAAATGAAAATAACTTTATTATATTATATAAAGAAATTTAATATATATTGTAACAGATGTTTGTCACAACAAATTGATATAAATGTTGGTATGACTAGATTTTATTAATTTAAAAATGTTACAGAGAGTGTTACAGATATATTAAAAAGAGGTGATATTTTGGATAGAATCTGTATTTATTTAAGAAAATCACGTGCAGATGAGGAACTTGAAAAAACAATTGGCGAGGGTGAAACTTTATCTAAACATAGAAAAGCACTTTTAAAATTTGCTAAGGAAAAAAAATTAAATATAGTTGAAATAAAAGAAGAAATAGTATCGGCAGATAGTATATTTTTTAGACCTAAAATGATCGAATTATTAAAAGAGGTTGAAACTAAAAGATATAGTGGTGTGTTGGTTATGGACATTCAAAGATTAGGAAGAGGTGACACTGAAGACCAAGGTATAATCACTAGAATATTTAAAGAATCTCATACTAAAATTATAACCCCCCCACAAAAAACGTATGACCTAGATGATGATTAGATGAAGATTATTTTGAATTTGAAAGTTTTATGGGACGTAAAGAATATAAAATGATTAAGAAACGTATGCAAGGAGGTAGAGTTCGCTCTGTAGAAGATGGTAATTACATTGCTACTAACCCGCCCTTTGGATATGATATACATTGGATTAATAAATCTAGAACTCTAAAGGCTAATTCAAAAGAGTCCGAAATAGTAAAATTAATTTTTAAGTTATATATTAAAGGTAATGGAGCTGGTACTATAGCTAAACATTTAAATGATTTGGGTTATAAAACCAAATTTGGGAATGATTTTAGTAATAGTTCTGTTATATTTATTCTTAAAAATCCAGTTTATATTGGTAAAATAACATGGAAGAAAAAAGACATAAAAAAATCTAAAGATCCAAACAAAGTAAAAGACACTCGCACACGTGATAAATCTGAATGGATTATAGCCGATGGGAAACATAAAGCCATTATAGACGGTAACATTTGGAATAAGGCACAGGAAATATTAAGTAACAAATACCATATTCCCTATAAATTAGCCAATCCACCTGCTAATCCGCTTGCTGGTTTGGTCATATGCTCTAAATGCGATGGTAAAATGGTAATGCGTAAATATGGTAAAAAGTTACCACACTTAATATGTACTAATACAAAATGTAATAATAAAAGTGCGCGATTTGATTATATAGAAAAAGCTATTCTAGAAGGTTTAGAAGAGTATTTGAAAAATTATAAGGTAAATGTTAAAGGTAATGGTAAAAAAGCTAATCTAAAGCCATATGAACAGCAATTAAATGCTTTAAGTAAAGAGCTCATTGTATTAAATGAACAAAAATTAAAATTATTCGATTTTTTAGAACGTGAAGTTTATACAGAAGAAATATTTTTAGAAAGATCTAAGAATTTAGACGAAAGAATAAATACATCTACATTAGCAATTCATAAAATAAAAAAAATATTAGATGATGAAAAGAAAAAAAATAATAAAAATGATATTGTTAAATTTGAAAAAATATTAGAAGGATATAAAAAACTAAAGATATACAAAAGAAAAACGAAACTCATGAAATCTTTAATTTTTAAAATAGAGTATAAGAAGGAGCAACATCAACGTAATGATGACTTTGATATTAGGCTATTTCCTAAGCTTTTGCGTTAGGTGTATATCATGCCTAACGCAA